TCCTTGTCCACTTCAACAAGCTGCTCGACGGTCACAAACAACGTCCGCGGGATACGAACAGGGGGCGGCATCCGGACACACACAATCGCAGGGAACGGCTCGTCAGGTGTACCCGTAAGGCGCTGCACCATATCCGCATCCTCGTGCGAGAACGTATCGAACTGATACCGAAAACCCTCAAGCCCCCGGCGAACCCCACCAATACGGCGGGCATAGGGCGCCCCCTCCACCCAAACGTTCTCGCCAGGAGAAGGCTTAGAGAGTTCCACTGCGGTGCCCGCCATGTCAGTGACAGACACCCACACGGACGGGTCCAACGGCTGATGAATAATCGTCCGATCATCCCAGACAGTCACCTCAGCCTCGTCAGTGAACCCAAGAGGCGCACCAGCGGCATCAAAGCACTGGCCGCGGTAACGAGAAGGAACCCCAAAAGGTGCCTCAAAATCCGTCACACCAACACCGGTAGCGATGTGAAAACCGCCGCGAGCATCCCAAGTGCGACCATCCGAAATGCGTTGCACAACAACCGACTCAGTGCCCGGAAGGTACTCATCAAACGACACCTTCACAAACGTGTTACCCGAATAATCGACCGAAAGAACCGGTGCAGTCATTACCTCACCCCATTCTCAGCCGTACGCCGACGATCATTACCCGCTTGCTCAACCCGAACATCCACATACTTCAGGAGATCCACACCACCCTTAGATGAGAGGGTCACTCGCACCTCAGGATTGACTGAGACAGAAGTAACGCCAGCGCCAGAGGCCGAGGCGTACTGCGGCGACACGAAGCCATTCGCATACCCTGCAACCCCGAGGCGTTTACCCGTTTCGCGCCAGATGTCCAAGGACCGTGCGCGCTTGGAGGCAGCAAGGGGGATATATGACTCCCCGCCCGTTTCCTCTTCCGCCCACACGCGCCATGCGCCAGCCGGTGCAATCTGAGCAACGTGGTTCTCACGCATGCCACCGTTGGCGTAGTAATCGACAATGCCGCCGTTAGCCTTCGTGATACCGCCAGTGGTTGTCTGGCCCTCAATAGCAATGCGAATCTTTTTGCCACTGTTGAGTGTCATGAAGTTGTTGACTTGCGTCTGCGCTTCAGCAGTGTCAACCAGGAAGTTGATTTCCTTCTGCGATGGGGTCTTGTAAACCGCATCGGACAGCTTCTTCACTTCGTCAGCGCTGAACCCCGCAGCAATAGCTGCGTTCTCAAGCGCCGTCTTGTTCGTAGCGAGGGTCGTAACGTACTTGTCTGTCGCGTCTTTTGCCCCCATCGTCTTTTTATCGACTTCGTACTGGGCGGCAGCAGCGGCCTGCGCGTCAGCAGCAACATCCGACAACATGGACGCGTTAGCCGAACCGGAAGCGGTGGACTGGTCAAGGCTCAGCGTGAACCCGTCCAGCGTGCCCTTGAAGCCATCAAGAGTTTCGTGGGATTTGAGCCACGCATCCTCTTGCAGCTTTATGAAAGCTTCCTTCTGGGCGTCCACCGATGCCGTAATGCCATCCAGCGACTCAAGCCACGTAGCGTTAGATGAAACCGCATCCTGGCCAACCCCATTGGCCTCGTTGATCATGTCAACAAGCTCCGTGAGTTGGTCGCTCAGAGAGGCAGCTTCATCAGCCGCAGCCTTATAAGCATCGGCAGCAGTCTCAGTGACCGTCGCCCCCTTGCCCTGAGCAATCTCGAGCAGCGCAGTTTTGCGTTCCGCCTCCGACATATTCGTAATGTCCACATCGAGCGCGTTCGCCTGAGCAACGAGCGCTTCCTCGAACGCGGGCATGGTGGACAGAAGTTCACCTAGCTGCTTCTTCGACCCGTCCGTCTGCTCCGCCAGCAGGGCAAACGCCTGCTGGGCAGAAGGCAGATCGGACTCCGCCGTTGCCGCCAACTGCTCACCGATATCGGCAAGTGAAGTCTTCAACTGTGTAGCGGAAAGAGAGAAGCCCCTCGCGAAGTCATTGTTTGCGATCAGGTCAAGACTGTGCTGGAAATCCTCCGCCGAACTCACCGCTTGGTCGAGCTGAGAGACCAGCCGCCCTTGATCCGCCGCCGCGAACAGCGTCTTTGAGCTGTCAGCATTCTTGATTACGTTCTGCCAGCTCTCAGTTGAGGTCTTCAGTGAATCGATGTAATCCGACAGGAGCTTGACGCCAACGCCCGCAGCCGCAAGCGCAACACCCCAAGGCCCAGTAAGGAACTTGGCCGTAGCAGCGAGACCCGCACCAGCCTTCGTGGTCGCTGTCATGAGCCCCGTAGTGGCAGCAGCCACAGCCGGGATACTCGACGTAGACAGGACAAGTAGCGCGGCCCTGTACTCAGCGATCTTCGGAATAGCTAGCAGGAAAGCGCCACCCCCAAGGGCAGTGGCAGCAGCAAGCGCAACCGTGACCGCGACAACCGCTTGCACCGGCTGGGGAAGTGCCCCGAAGCCTTCAGCAAGAGCGCCAACCGCGGCAGCCGCACCCTGCACGGCAGGCAGGAAAACGTCACCGAAACTGATAGCAGCATCGTTGACGTTGTTTGCCATCACCTGAAGCTTCGAAGCAGTCGTTTCGTACCGCTTCTCAGCCTCAGCAGCTAGCGCCGTGTTCTCATCCCACGCCTTCGATCCGAGATCCAACGACTCACGCAGCATGTCGCCGGAGTTCGCCATACCCAACAACGCCTGCGATGTGCGAATGTCGGACTGGCCCAAATCGGCAAGAGTCTTGAACACGTCGCCACCAGCAGCATTGATTCCGCCAAGGCCTTCTACGAACGTCGCAATAGCCTCAGCCGGCGCATCCTTGAACGCAACAGCAAAGTCTTGACCCGACATGCCCGCAACCTTGGCGAAGTTCTCGAGATCCGCACCGCCAGCGGAAACGGCCATAGCCATATCCGTCATGATCCGCGAAATAGCGGAACCACCAGCCTCAGCCTCGATACCCACCGAAGCGAGTGCGTTAGCAAACCCAAGAACTTCAGCCTCAGTAAGCCCGACGACCTTACCGGCGCCAGCGATCCGCTGAGCCATTTGAATAATGTCGCGCTCAGTCGAAGCACCGTTGTTGCCTAGCGCCACCAGGGCGGCACCAAGATTGTCAACGTCATCAGGCGCTGTCTGCATCACGTTCATCAACTGCGCGATAGAAGTAGCAGCCTCATCAGCGGTCAGGTTCGTGGTGTTCGCAAGATCAACCATCGTCTTCGTGAACGCCAACACGCCCTCGCGCTTGACGCCGAGCTGCCCAGCCGCCTCAGCCACCGCAGCAAGCTCGGCATGCGTCGCCGGAAGCTCCTTAGCAAGCCCCCGGAGACCAGCCTCCATCTCGGCCAACTGAGCGGGAGTGCCCTCAACAGTCTTCGTTACGCCAGCCCACGCAGTTTCCCAATCGATCGCCGCCTTGACCGCAAGGGCTGTAGCAGCAACAGCAACAGCGCCAGCCGCAACCAACCCCGTGCCAACCGATGTCATAGCCTGGTTCTGCTCTGCGTACTTTTTCGCAGCATCCTCAGCGGACTTGCCAGCGCCCTCGGTCGCCTTACGTGCCTGTTCCATCCCGGACAGATAGTTGTTGACCTGTGCGACGAGTGAAACCTTTACGGTGCGATCGCTCATAAGGGGTATCCCGCCTGTCTGTGTGGAGTTGTAAGCTGTGCGACATGCGTCGAATAGGCTTCGTTCTTGTTATCCCGCTGCTCGCGTTGAGCGCATGCTCCGCGAGCACAGAGGCAACAGCTTTGGATGACTGCCAGAAAGCCGCACCACGCGCAGTCATCGACCTACGCGGAATTGACAGCTTCGAAACGGCCGAGTTCAGCGACGTGAAAGCAGAGCGGCGTGGGGAAGGTGACTCATGGGACGTGACCGGCACCGTGACCCTGAAAGCAGCGGGCGACACCATCGCTGAGGACTTCCGCTGCCTCGCCCAAAACGTAGACGGCAAGAGTTACGCCAACATCATCGACGTCAGTGGCACCGACGTGCGGCCCACTCAGTAGGTCTTTTTCTCGACCGTCCAATACATGCCGTTCAGGTTCGCCTTCTCGCCAGCCTCTTCCTTGTACGCATCCTGCGCGTCACGGTGCGCCTTCTCGGCATAATTCGTGAACGGGCCGTTGGCGACATACCGGATAGAACCCGGACCGTAATAGGTCGGGTCGGCCTCCGGCGAAGTGGCCTCCGTCAGCAGTTCGCCATGATGCCCGAGTTCCGCCTCGTGGCGGGTATACGCCAACAGCCATGCGCGCTGCTCGTCATCAAACTCGGGCTCGCGGTATTCGACAGTCCGAGCAACGTTGCCGTCAGCGTCACGTTCGTACTCTGTGACCGTTCGTGGTTCCCAGCCTTGGAGCCTGCGCGGCGCGACCCCAAGGCGTAAGGAAAGGGCTAGTTCTTCTCGGAGCGCGCCGCTGCCCCGAATGCTTTTACCAGTTCCCCAACACGCTGTTGCGGTTCCCACTCATTGAGGGACCACACCGCATCACGAATCAAACCAAACTCGTTACCTGAGAGCGCGTCGAACAGATCAGTCCACTCATCTAGCGTGAGGGGAATCTGGTCATCGCCGTCAACACGAACGCCGGAAGCTACAGCCGCAGCCTCACAAACAGCATCGAAGTTATACCCGTACCTGCGGTCGATTGGGACATCGATACGGACGGGGTTCTTCGACGTAAGGGCGGACCACTCACGGCCCGGCAGACGCGTGAACCGGAACGTAACCAACGACTCTTCAGCCGCATCATTGAGCGCCTCGAGCTTCTCCGTCAGAACATCAACCGGAGATTTAGCAGCCAGGCGGTCATCAGTATTCTTTTTCGCGGCCTCGATCTCAGCAACGATCTTCTCGCGTTCAGCAGCCAGCTCAGCATCGAGCACAACATGAACGTCCTTAGTGGGGCGCGACTCCTTGGCCGCAGCCAACTTCTCAGTAAATGTAGACATCAAAAACCTCTCACCGTTTCACCGTTATTCACCGTTGAGGTAGAACCTGCCGGGGCGACGGTGAGGCACCCCGGCAGGAGTTTTGTTACTGGTTACGCGACGAGAGCTACCGGCTTCGCAGAAACCGACTCAATCGCTGCGGCCTGAGTAAGCGTGAACTTCCCAGTACCATCAGTCGGACCAGCGATCTGCGGGCCAAGAGTTACGTGGATCACACGCACCTTCTGGCCAACAGTCGCCACGACCGTCTGAGCGACACCGCGACGCTCCACGAAGTACCAATCGCCACCATCCGCAAGGACAACAGCAGCGGAACCAGCGGCCTCAGAATCGACATACGCAAGGTCACCCAGCGTCGGCGTTGTGCGGCCCAGGGATTCCTTCGTCGTCGGTGAGGTCAGGCGCTCATCAGTAAGCCGCTCCTGCGTGCCACCGAGTGTCCAACCAGACGTTGTAAACGAATAGGTGATACGGGTGGCGCCGGCAGCGGACAGTTCCGTGAGCTTCGGGGCGGACGGGTCAGCGATTGCCTTGACCGCCCAAATGGTGAGGTTGCCTGACTGGTCAACAGCGGGCGGGCCTCCGAAGAGTTCTGCAACATCTGGCATAGTGATTTCCTTTCATCTCCCCATAGCGGGGTTTGGCCCCTGGGAGACAGGGGGGTTAAATGACGAAAGCCCCGCACAAGGCAGGGCTTTCGAGTTCTAGGGGTTAGGCAGGTTCGCCAGTCCACGTCACTTCAGCAACGTGATAGCAGAGGGCAGGGGTCACGTCACGGTCAACCTGAATCGGTTGCGGTGACGAATACTCAAGACGGCCAGACAACTCACCAACAACAACCGGCGCAACACCAAAACCGCCAACAACCAGCTTCGACTTCACAGCCTCAGCAATCGCCGCACACTGCTCATACGTCGAACCCACCGAATGAATAACAAACCGAGGATGCTGAGTCGAAGCAGGACCAGCGAGACGCGTTGACTCGTCATTGCCATCCATCGGATGAATGACCACATACGGGACAGCAGTTGTAGGAGCCAGCGTCACGAACGTTTTAGTGGCCAGTGCTGGGACAGTTTGGATCAGCGCTTTGAGTGCGTCAGTATGCCGCCTCACAGGATGTCACCAATCGCCATACCGAGACCCTTCTCGAAATCCGCCTGCTGCTCTCCGAGCGACGCGAGTCCGTAGCCGCGGGGAGGGTGCTTGATCGAGCCGAACTCCGAGATGTTCCCGAGGCTTCCCTGCCCAACCTTGTCGAAACCAATCTCGGCCTCGATAGCATCCGCACGGATACCCGCGCCACCCTTGATGTCATACGACAAGGCACGCGAAAGACCCTCAAGCCCCACGGAACCCTCAACGCGACCCTTCCAGCCATCCTTCACATGGCGTGCAGTCACCTCGATTGCCTTACTAATATTCGGAGCGGCCTCGCGTGGCGCAGCAGCAATATCCGCGGTCAGTTTGTCGAACTCGGAGAAGTCAATGCTGAACCCATCGGCCATCAGTCCACCTCCACAGGGAAACGGCGCGTAGTGCCGAACGACTGGCTGTGATTTCCAGCCACACGGAACTCAGTACCCACAAGGGAAGGGTCCAACGGGTTAGCGGTAATACGACCCATCTGGCCCGCAAGCACACGCTCGGAGCCGTTCACCGGAAGCTTGAGCTCAGGCGTCTGCACAATGACAATCTGACCGGCAGCATCAACCTCACGGGGAGTCGTGCCCGCAGACATCCACTCGCACTTGCCCTCGTAGGACGGTAGAGGCACGCGCGGGGTGTAGTCGAGAAGATCCTCGTCCCACACCCCACCCGTGAACTCATCCGAGTCAATGACACACTCAGTTGGCATCAGAGACTCCGCAAGAGCGCGGCCACGCATCAACATTCGTTCAGCGCGCACAACGCCTCCTAATACCAAGGGAAATAAACGTCAGGCGTGC